GTACGCATACGCATATCAGCCGAATTGAAACCGCACGCACAAATATCACAATTCACTTGAAACCTCCGAGCCTCATGGCCACGATCGCATCTTGAGTTGACCGGGTGAGGTTGGACAGATAAATGCCGTTCTCCTCAGCGACATAAGCCAACTCAAAAAGCGCCTTTCTAAGCATCGCCACGTCGTCTCTAAGGCGTTCAATCTCCCAAGTCGCCGCCTTCATAGCGATCTCCGCTTTTGTGATAAGAGCGGTCATTTCTTGGATTTGGGTCATCATGGTCGGGGCTCCCTAATTTGTCTGTATTTGCCGTCACGGTACACCAGCGGTGTGGCTGGGATCGTGTCGGATTGTAATTGTCGGCGTTCTTTCCATGTGAGACCGCCCCAAATTCCGTAGCACTCCAACTGTGTTGTCGAATACTTGAGGGATTCGGCGAGACAAGACGGCCTGACGATGCAGGTCGCGCAAACGGCTTTTGCTTCAGCGATTTTTTTGCGTGAGTACCGCTCGCCCGGTTCAAAAATGAACAGGTTTAGATCCATGCCTTTGCAGGCGGCGTGATCCCACCAGCGGTCTAGCACAGTCGCCAAGGTTTCCATCCGCAACCGCCTGTTTCAGCGATGTCGGAATAAAGCAGGTAGGCAAACCTGAGGTTAAGTGTCGGGTCTGACATAGATTCTTCCATTGGCATATTAAAAACTTGTTCCACATAAGAACGATGGATCTCGTTAATTTGTGCGATTCCGTGATCCGAACCGTTAAACGATGGGTGTGTGTAACTGACGTTGAGGCATCGGGTTTCTTTCCAAAGTAGGCGACCTAGTTTTTCTAATGTCTCGGTGTTGTTGGGCCAGCCGACCGTGATTGCAGTTTGGAACCATTCTTGGCATTTAGTGTCCGGGTCAAAGTCGGCAAGTCGAGTAAACGGAACAGTGCTAGTCGTGCTGGTCGTCGTGCTGGTCGTTGTTGCTGTGAGTTCCTCAGCGCGGTCTGCAAGTTGTTGGGGTGTCAACATCCCGAGCGTGACCGTTGAGGGCACAGGGAGAGTCTGAAGGGGTTCTGTGTTGCCTTGGACGCCAGTGATTGCCCATAAGGCACACAGGGCGTAGGTTGTGATGCTGATTATTGCTAGTCGTTTAAGATTCATTTAGTAGTCCTCTGATAGGTCCGCAACGGATTTGCGGGTGCTGAAGAATCCCTCCAGCATTGGTTTTTGCATGATCTCTCGGGCCATGAAAGCGCGATAGTTGTTGTTGAATTTAAATTCGCTACTGGGGTCATTTGTGATGGCGTGTTCGTAGCGCAAGACTTCGATAAGGGCGGCGATGCCGTAATGGGTATATCCGCGGTGCATCAGCTGATAGCACATTTTGGTAAGGGTCGGCATGACCCACGGGTTTGCCTGTTTAAAGGCTTCATATTTGAGCATCTCGGGTGTTTCCACGAGAACGTCAAAAAGGGATTGTTGCATTGCTTTCCTCCTGCGGTCGGGGTCCACCTATCGGGGGACGCACTTGGTTGCCAGTCATTTGACCGACTCCCAAACCGAATGTCAAGGCACTACGCAAAGATTTTGGCGAAAGCCTTTTCTATAGCGGTTTGGCTGTCCGCAATATGTGGTGCCAATTCAACGTGAGTCCAGTCCCCACCGGGTGTGCCAGCGTTCTTTTGTGGGGTCCATGCTTTCCATGCGTCACGGTCGCATCGGTAGCCACCGCCATATTTGGTCAGGTTTGGGATCGGGCAACCTACGCCGTCGTAGCAGTGAATTTCTTCTATGCCCAAAATGTCGCGGTGAGTGAACAGGAAGTCGACCATGGCTTTGCGTGCGTCTGCGTTTTGTTTGGCGGTGCCTTTGCCTTTGAGGTCTACGGCGCGCCATGTTGCGTGAACGCTTAGGTTGGCTGATCCGCGCATTGGTCGGTTGGCGTAGATGCCCAACGATTTCATGCCAAACAAATATTCCATGAATTCAACGAACCTTTTCGTACCGGGTCGTTCTGTAGGGTGGTTGCCGTCTTTGTTGCCTGTGTACGGTCTAGATGTCATTGTCTTTGTCCTTGTCCTTGAGGCCGTTGGATGCTAATAGCCCTGTCAACGCACCAGCCAAAACGAGGAGAACGCTTGAGAGGGTCTCCCATGACTTGGAGTCGTTCGGTGACACTTCAAGAGGCTGTACGACAAATGTCAGTGAGTACAAGATCATGCCGACTGACATGATGAAAGTGAGTGATAAAGCGACTCCGACCATGAGGACGAGGCGCGCTTTAATCTCTGAGTTGGTGAGTCGTTTTCTCATGGTGTGGTTGCTCCTGTTGAGGTGTCACATCTGGGCGCTGTGGGTTGAGTTTCGCAGTTGCCTCGAACGCGATCTGTGCATGAGGTGATCACGAAAGTCATTGCGATGATGAGAGCGGCGGCGACAATCAGGCTTTTCATCAGGCTGGGCCAATATCTTCCACTAGAAGAAACCCGATGATTGTTCCCGACCTTTGAGCCTGACCTGTACCAGAACTACATTGCAGGGTTGCAACAAAGTTTTGAGTTCCAGCAGTCAAAGTAACTATCGCTTGACACATTCCGCTAGTCGGGATTGCGGTACTCGTAGACTGGTTTAATTCTCTAACCTCGTTTTGAACAGCACCTGCAAGGTTTGTGAGTCGAATCCTCAAGGTAAAAACTGCGTTTGCGCCTGCGCTTGCCAAACTAGGTTCTTGATATGTAATGCGGTAATAACGGTTTGCGACAGCGGTAAACGATGAGCCAGTAATCATTACTTCTTCGGCAGTGACTGTTGCATCGGTGGCAACGACACTGTTGTATGCCATGATTCCACGAGGGAAACGATTCTGCTGTGCAGCTGTCAGAACGGCACCTGACGAAAAGTCTGTGTTTGGGTTGATAGCCATATTTCTCCTTTACCAACCTAAACGGCTGGTGTCTAAAATACCTAGTAAAGTTGAATCAAGTGTAAAGAATTGGTAGTACTGAAGCGGGCTCATATCAAAAGTGACTGTTGTTTGTTGCGGTGTTACGTTGAATGAGTAACCCTCAACAACAACATCAACTGCGGTGCTCACTCCGCCGGGTGGCGTGTAATTTAATGTCACAATCCTTGAAGGCCCATTAAAATTTGCAAAAAAGTCGTCTAAAGCAGTTTGATTTTGCGCTCTATCGGTAAACGAACAACTGAACCTGAGCGACGCAGGTTCACTAAAAGTATTGGCGATCCAACTAGCGTTCCCGTTTGCTTGAGTGGCGTTATAGTCAACGGTTTGGCTGGAATAAAAAGAATTTCCATAAGTTGAAACAGAACTAGCATTTGACACCGTTTGATCTGCCACACCAGTGCTACTAATAGTCGCATTGTTAATAAACTGCAAACCGTTTTGGATTCGATCAAAAGACTGATACCCAATTTGTGTAGCGGTGGCGGTTCTGCCTAACTCTATTGATAATGGAGTATTAAAAATATCTTCATTTCTTCCCCTTATACCAAGTTGGCTATCAAAAATAAATAGATAGCCACGTTCAGTTGTAACAGCCAAATTCACATAATTTGCAACTGTTCCTGTGTAAGTAATTGCTGAACCGATTGAAGTGGAACTATCACCGATACCGCCAAAAATTAAGTCTGTTGGAAGTGGGCCACCAGCACTAGCGTTTAAGTCTAAGCATTGTTCATTAACTTTGTCTTGCGGGATCACATACGATTTTGCTTGAACACGGCCCGCTCGACTTAACCAGTCCGCACAAATAAGGGTTGCCGTGTTTAGTCCAAGATCACCCGGTGCATCGTTAAAGTTAATTTCTTGGACCCAAAACCTATATTTAAAATTAGAAATGTTATCAACAATTTCACAGTTGATTTCTGTTCCGTAAGCAATCGTTGACGCATAATCGGCGGCGTTGTTAATTGTCAGATTGAGAAATTTGCCTGAGTAAGTGTCAAGATATTTTTCTCGTCCAAAACTAAAGTTCATAGACAGAACTTTGTCGGTGATATCAACGGCACCTCCACCTGTGCCTGTTTTGATTCGCCAAGTAAGTTTGGTCATTACATAGTCCGAGTGTTCACAGGCACAGGGCCCGACTGGCGGACATAGGTTTGCAACGCTCGAACAACCTCATTGGGGTCGGCTGAAGTGACCGTGATGTTGATTGTGCCACCCCCACCCATTGCGTGGTTTGGTGTGATGTTGCCCGCCGATGAAGGGGTAAATAACTCTGGTCCCTGCTCACCAACAAGATAGGTGTTGTTACCCATGACCGGACCGCCGAGGGCTCGCGCGGGCAACGTAGAAATACCGGCAAGGTTAAGAGCGTCCGCTGGGCTGAGACCGCCATATTCGGCACCTCGGGCGATCCATTCAGCCAACTCGATAGCAGCTGCTGGACCCTGAGTTTTGAAACGAATCAAAATTTCTTTGGACGAAATGTCACTCATACCGCCAGAGATCGCCGCTAAGGCCGTAACAAAGTCAAGGGCTTTTTGTTCATAGGCGTCAATGTCGGCTTGCCTACCTGAACCAAACGCAAGTTTGGCGGCGGCTTCAAGTTCTGCAAGTTTAATTTTGGCTTGGTCTAACGCAACTTCTTGTTCAAGGTTGTCTGTTAAAACTTTCCAAGCGTTGTCGGCATTCATTAACGCAGTGCTCATACCGTCCACCGCGTTAGTAAACGGCAGAATGGCATCTAATCGGGCTTGCTTTATGGCTG